CAGCACATGGTTATCGTCAATGGTAGCGCCGGTGAGGTCGGATGCAACGGTGGAGCCGATGTCATCAATGCCCAGCGCCAACGTACCATTTTTGAACTCCTTCACAATCTCTGCTGCGCCGTCATCAGCATACAGGATCGCTTCTGCCAGTTCCACGGACAGTTCCGCAGAGATGGCCTTTGCCAGAGGAGTTGGAGTTGCATAGGTTTCTTCACCGTTTTCGCCCTCGGTGATTTTTGCATAGTACAGACGGTCGAGACCAATCGTAGCCATAAATCATTCCTCCATTTCGTAGTGTTTTGCCACGTCAATGGCATAGTGGTGGAAACCAGTATCATCTTCATGACCGATATACCGTCTGTCGGTAATGGTCATCTCCGCATTCAGTACAGCGCAGATGATCTGGTTTTTCATTTTCGTATAATTACCCTTATCAAAAAGGGAGATGCGGACTGCCTGGATGTCCACTCTCGGCTGATTGTCGGCATGAAGGTCGAACTCATCAGCCAGAGGCGTAACAACTGCATACCTGTCGGGCGGAGTATCGGAGAAGACACCTGTTTCCACAGGCAACAGTGGAGGCAGAATCGCATTCAACTCTGTAAGTAAACTCATAATTTTGCGACCTCTCTTTCCAGAACTTCTTTCATGACCCGCTGGCATTCTTTCCTGCTTTGGGTCTGGGCGGGCTTCATAAAGGGTTTGGGTGGCTGGCCGCTTTTGCCGTACTCCAGAACAGAGGCAAGCATAGCGTTGCTCTTGCCATCAGAACGCGGCTCGGAAAAGCCAATTTTGACATTGGAGTTGCCATTGCGGTCGATCTTTACAGGGGTCACACCCAAGGAATCCACCAGTTCACCAGTGGAACGGGAGTCATATTTTGTCCCGCTGCCGATAGAGGCTTCCAGGTTGCTACGAACCTTGTCAAGAACGACATCGCCACCGGCCTTCAAAGCCATTGCAGCGATTTCGTCCGTTTTCTCACCGAGGCGGGACAGCTTGGTCAGCAGTTCGTCCGGCATCTTCACCGTTGCTTTAGCCACTGGCCTTGACCTCCTTTGCCAGAACCTCCACATACATTTTGCGCCCTTTCACATCTTCCACGGATGTGATTTCAAAGCGTCCGTCTTCGCAAACGATCGCCATTTCTGTAGTAATCTTCAGACCTGGGATGCTGCGGAAACGAAAAAGGTCGGTGGCATCAGTGAACGATGCACGATTTGCCCACCGCTCACTGCCGTGCCGCCCCTCTCTGTATACACGGATAGAAGCGAGGACTTCATCCTTCGTAGTGGTGAAGCCCTCGCTGTCCTTGACTGTTTTTGTGATAATGATATCTGCAAAGCCGTTCATTTTTCCGAAACTCATGGTCACACCTTCCATTCCCGGTCAAGCCGAAGCAGAAGATTGACTGTGTTCCAGACCTGCTGACCAGCTTGCACATTATCTGCAAAGAAGCCACCCGTGCTGCCGTCCCTGGATTCATAAAAGTGGGACGTCAGCATAATCACTGCCTGTTCGGTAGTAGGCGGCATAGGGTTGGAATGATAGAAACCAGCCGGAATGTGCTGATAGCTTTCCGCGTAGGAGATGGCGGCGGTGATATAGCTCTCCAACAGGCCATCGTCCTCAGAATGCTCCAGGATCAGATTTTGTTTGACCTTCTTCAGAAGTTCACTCATCGCCGCCACCTCCAATGATTAAGCAGTAGCCATCTGCATGACCTTAATGGCCTCGGGCAGGATCAGCTTGGCGTCCACACGCTTGGTAGCCAGGAAGCCAACCTGGCCAGTGGTGGCGTACAGCTCGTTCAGGCGACGGAAGGAGATGCCCTCACGGTCACCGATCCAGTAATACTTCAGATCACCGAAGGCCATGACCTTCTGACCGGCACCGATGCTGGGAACAGCAACGGAAGTATATACGGGACGGCCCAGCAGAGTGTCGGGAGCGCCTTCTTTCAGAGCGGGCTGCCACAGATACTGGCCGTTCTTGTCCTTCAGCAGACGGATGGCATTGATGGTGGAGTCGTTCAGCAGCCAGACGGCCTTCTTGCGGTAAGGAGAGCGCAGGCTGTAGTAGAGGTTGATAACCTCGTCGGCGGTGATCTCGGTAGCGGAAGCAGTGGTCAGACCCAGCTCGGCACCATCGTCATCGCTGAACAGACCAGTGGGCTTGCCGTTGCCGTCGCCGGTGATGAAGGCCAGCTCCTCGGCATTGGAGATACGGCGGGCGAACTCACGACGGAAGTAGTCCTCCAAATCGAAGGCGGAGTCGTTGAGCAGCTCTTCAGAAACCTTGATCAGAGCGGTCAGCTTGTGAGCGCCGATGTGCTTCTGGCCGAAGGTCTCGGTGGTCTCGGGGATCTCACCAGTCTCCTCGACCCAGTTGGCGGTGCCGTGGGATGCGACCACGGGAATCTTGTGGCTGCCGGAAGCGGTGGTGAACACATGGGCCAGACGGCGGATCACCATCTCATCGTGCAGTGCTTCCACCAGGTGCTTTTCATAGGTGTCGGGAACCAGGTAGCCGCCCTCGGAGTCAACACCGACGCTCAGAGCGTTACGGACTTCGACGCTGGTCTTGTTACGCATCTGCTTCCAGAAGGAAGTCTTGTATGCGTCAGCAGCACGGCCGGGCTTGGTGTCGATCTGGGCAGTGGTGGTGGGCTTTGCGGTGATGGGAGTGCTGGTAGGAGCGTTCATCTGGCGGTCGATGGCCTCCTGGCGCTCCATACGGTCGATCTCGGCACTGTAGTCCTTGACCTTCTGCTCCATCTGAGCATAGGTCTGGGCATCAGCCTCGGAAAGCAGACCGTCCTTATCGCGGCGGGTGTCAACAAAGGCCTTTGCGGCCTCCCATGCCTTGTTGCGCTTGTCACGCAGTTCAGTAATAGTCATAGAAATTACCTCCAGTTTTTGATCAGATTGAGCCGATCCATAAGGTCGTCGGCTCTGTGTTTGTGGGTGGTGGGTTCGGTAGGTTCAGCGGGTTTGGGGTCAATGGCACACTTACGGGCGATCTTGTCCATAAGGGAATTGACCACATTGGCCTTGGAATACAGCATGGAAACCACAGGCGTTTCCACATCCTCTGTCTCGCCGGGACGCTTCAGAATGTCATCAGCGAAACCCAGCTCCACAGCCTTGGTGGCATCCATCCAAGTCTCGGCATCCATGAGGTGACTGAGCTTGGCGCGGGACAGGCCAGTCTTGATTTCGTAAGCATTGATGATGGAATCCTTCACGCTGCCGAGCATCTCGATGGCCTTCTGCATTTGGGTGGAATCACCGTAGGCGATGGTCATGGGGTTGTGGATCATGAGCATAGACACCGGGGACATCAGCACCTTGGTGCCAGCCATGGCGATCACGGATGCAGCGGAGGCGGCAATGCCGTCGATTTTAACGGTGACATTGCCTTTGTAATCCATCAGCATATTGTAGATTTGAGCCGCAGCGACGCAGTCACCACCGGGGCTGTTGATCCACACGGTGATGTCGCCGGAGCCGGCCATCAGCTCATCCTTGAACAGCTGGGGCGTGACATCATCGTCAAACCAGCTCTCTTCGGCGATGGTGCCGTTGAGAAACAGTGTCCTCTCCGCCGGAGCTGTCTCCGTCTGTGCCTGGTTCTTCCACTTCCAGAACTTCTTCATCGGTTTTTATCTCCTTTCCGTCAGTAGTTGGGGGCGTATTCGCAAAAGCTCCGGCATCGCAAAGAGGGAGCATATTGCCATTGATGAGGTACAGATCGCCGCCTTCTTCCGAAGGAATGCGGTCGAGGTTCTCCAGTTCCCGGATGTCGTTGGCAGACATCCAGCCGTTCTGGCGACCGATGGCGTATCCGTTCATGCGACTCTGATAGTCGCCGCGCAGCAGACCTTCCAGATTGAACTTCACGAAGTAGCTCTCTTTTTCTCCGGGGGTAAGCAAGACCCGCTGGATGGATTGCTCCCAGCGGATGACCCAGGGGTCAAGGGTGTACTTCACAAACTCAAGGGACTGCTGCTCGATATTAGAAAAGCTCGACTTTTCCAAGTCGCCGACCATGTGTGGGGGTACTCGGAAAATTCGAGCAATTTCATTGATTTGGAACTTGCGTGTCTCAAGGAATTGTGCCTGTTCTGGGGAAATGGATATGGGGGTATATTTCATGCCCTCTTCCAGAACGGCGATCTTGTTGGCATTACTGCTGCCGCCAAAGGCAGACTGCCAACTTTCCCGGACACGCTGGGGATCTTTGATGGTGCTGGGATGTTCCAGTACACCACCCGGTGTGGCACCGTTGGCAAAGAACTTCGCTCCGTATTCCTCGCAGGCAATTGCCATGCCGATGGCGTTCTTGGCCATGGCAATGGGGCTGTAACCCACCAGGCCGTCAAATCCCAGACCCGGGATATGCAGGACATCCGAGGGCGAGAGATACACGGTGGTACCTTCCATGGTGGGGGCATCGTCGGATGTAGTGGTGTACTTGTAATAGAGCTGACCCTTGCCGTCACGATCCACCACCATGCGATTTGGCATCAGCGGATAAAGAGCGATGACCTCACCCTTGCCGTTGCGGATGACCTGGGCATAGGCATTGCCCCAAAGGAGCAGATGGGTCATGAGGGTTTCCCGGAACACAAAAGAGGACATCTCCGGGTTCGGCTCATCGTGGAGCAGACGGTACAGCGGATGATCCACAGCTTTCTCTTTACCACCAGCATCGTTATAGCGGTACAGATGGAGCGGCAGACCGGCGACGGCTTCGGCCAGAATACGGACGCAGGAATACACCGCCGTCATTTGCATAGCAGAGCGTTCCGTGACCACCTTGCCAGAGGTGGAGTTGCCCATGAAGAAGCTGTAGCTGCTGCCAGCGGTTCGGTTTTGGGGCTTGTCCCTGGAACGGAACAGGCCAGATAAGAAGCCCATTATTCCTCACACTCCTTCAATCGTTCTTTCAGGGCAGTAAAAAACGCCTTGCCCTTGATGGGAAGTCCTTGTGCAAGGCGTTCCTCTTCAAATGCAAAGCGTGTATCCAGTTGCTGGACAGAGTAGTTTTTCAGGAAAGTGCGCCAAGTCTGCTGATCCCATTCCTTGAGCTGGTTCCACAGCTCTGGGAAATGGGCACGCAGGCGGCGCAGTTCATCGTAGGACTGGAGCGGACAGCACCAGCAGGAAACCCGGGTGAAAATATCGTACAGACCGCCCCAATCGAAGCCACGCTCTCGGCAGTAATCTAGGCAATCGGCCTCAGTCATACCCCAGGTGATCAGCGGATAGCACTTTCCCCGGATGCGGTTCGGCTCGTCAGCGGCGATGCCGATGTACTGGATGACCTCGTGGGTCTTTGCCAGATCCGCAAGGTGGCGGTCGATGACCCGTGTTTTCAGCAGAGCGGTACACCAGCGTTTCCGAGGCCCCGGCCAGCTCAGACCGATCTTGCCGATCAGCTCCGGGTTCTTTCGCTTGGGGGAATGTTCCAGCATATAATACTCGAAGGTTTTCTGTGCTTTGAGCCTGGTGATGGGCATCCCAATATAGGTCTCCAGCTTGTCGATATGGTCGTACATTTCCGGGAACTCCAACCCAGTATCACAGAACAGAATATGGTCAATGGGCCAGCCTTCCTCAACCATGCGGAGCAGCATGGCGGTGGAGTCTTTTCCACCAGAAAGGGAGACCACGTGTAGAATCGGTTTTTCCATAGGCGTTACCTCAGATAAACAAAATGCCCCGGTCATCGTAGACCGAAGCACTGGTGTCATTGCCGCAGCGGATCGCACGGTCGAGAGCCATAATGGTGGCCACCGCACCGTCGATCTTTTCTGTGGATTTTTCTTTGTCTGGCTTAATATTGCCCGCCGGGTCAGTGCGGATGAAGATGTTATCCATCATCCAGCGAAGAACCGGGTGGCCGCCGTGAGCGATCCGTTCCTCCAGTACCAGCTTCATCAGTTCCTTGGTGGGTGGTGACATATCTTTGAAGCCCTGGCCGAAAGGAACCACGGTAAAGCCCATGCCCTCAAGGTTCTGGGTCATCTGGACGGCACCCCATCGGTCAAAGGCAATCTCCCGGATATGGTACAGCTCACCAAGCCTCTCGATGAACTTCTCAATATAGCCGTAGTGGACAACATTGCCCTCGGTGGTCTGCAGGAAACCCTGTCGCTCCCACACATCGTATGGCACATGATCCCGTCGCACACGAAGTGCCAGGTTATCCTCTGGAATCCAGAAGTACGGCAGCACAATGTATTTATCGTCCTCATCGGTGGGCGGGAATACCAGCACGAAGGCTGTGATATCAGTGGTGGAAGAAAGGTCAAGGCCGCCATAGCAGACACGGCCAGAAAGATCATCCTCCGGGGTGGCAAAGGCACACCGATCCCACTTCTCCATGGGCATCCAGCGGACGGCCTGTTTGACCCATTGGTTCAGACGGAGCTGACGGAAGGCGTTCTCTTCGCCTGGGTTCTGCTTGGCGGACTCACAGGCATCCCGTACCTTATCAATGCCCACCGTGATTCCCAGCGAGGGATTGGCCTTCTTCCAGGTCTTGGGGTCCGTCCAGTCATCGGACTCATCGGCACCGTAGATAACCGGGTAAAAGGTATGGTCGATCTTTCGGCCTTCGATGATATCCTTGGCTTTCTGGTGAATTTCATAGCAGATGGATTTGGTGTCATTTCCAGCGGTGGTAATAAGGAAGTACAGCGGCTGCATTCTAGCATCGCCGGAACCCTTGGTCATAACATCAAAAAGTTTTCTGTTGGGCTGGGTGTGCAGCTCATCGAACACAACGCCATGGGTGTTGAAACCATGCTTGTTGCCGACGTCAGCGGAAAGTACCTGGTAGATACTACCCGTTGGCTGGTAGATCAGCCGCTTCTGGGAGTCCAGGATTTTCACTCGCTTGGAGAGAGCGGGACACATCCGAACCATATCGGCAGCCACATTAAAAACGATGGATGCCTGCTGGCGGTCGGCGGCACAACCATATACCTCGGCTCGTTCCTCTCCATCGCCGCAGGTCAGCAGAAGCGCCACGGCGGCAGCCAGCTCAGACTTGCCTTGCTTTTTGGGGATTTCAATGTATGCGGTATTGAACTGACGGTAACCGTTGGATTTCATGGTTCCGAAAATATCCCGGATGATCTGTTCCTGCCAGTCGATCAGTTCAAATGGCTTCCTTGCCCAGGTACCTTTGGTATGGCACAGGCATTCGATGAAGCCGACCGCATAGTCAGCAGCGGCCTTATCGTAGTGGGAGCCTTTGGCCATGAACTTGGTGGGCGTGTATTTCTTCAGCTTTCTGATATGCGATCACCTCCGTAAAATGGGCAAAAGAAAAGACCCTCTGTGGGGTCTGAAAAACATATAAATATATGAAATTACGGCAATGCGGATATGGGCTGTAACGAGGAACAGAGCCAACCGGCTCCGTCCCAGGGCTGTGGGATATGGCTTACTTCTTGGTGGGGATGGGCGGTTTGCCCGTGGTCAGCCATGCCAGCCAGCACTGTTCGCAGGTGACCTTGTCACAAGCGACCGCACTGCCTTCTTCAAAGGTGGGGTGGCCGTTTGCCATGATTGCGGCAAGCCTATCCGCAGTGGTTTCTGGCGAGTTGATGATTTCCAATCCAGTCTTTGCCATAATGGGTTCCTCCTTATATTTCAGCGGCTCATCGCCCATGCAATGGCGTGGCCGTTGTCGATGAAGGTATCGTCGGAGATGCTCTCCAGCTTAACCGCGCCTTCGATGGTGTGGTCAGCGGTGGTGAAGCGGTAGGTGGCTCCGTAGTAGCATCTTCCGTTGGGGTTGTAGTAGTAACCGGCGATCAGAATGCGGTCGCCGAAAGTGATGACCACGCCGCCGTTGTACATCATCTTCATTTCCAGCTCCTCGGGAGTGGTGACTCTCTGGAGTCTGTAGGTATCGGCCTTGGCTGCGGTTTTTGCTGTCATGGTCTGTTCCTCCTTATCGCTTGCTGCGGATCTCGGTCCGCTTGGCCTGCTGGGCGTTGTAGAGAACCGTGAAGTCTGCCCAGGAAATTCTGTAGGCACTGCAATCCTGGGAAAACTCAATGCGGATGCCCTCGATTTCGTTGCGGTCGGTGCAAGCCTCGATCCGCTTGAGGTAGGCCGCTGCTCTCTTGCTCAGTTTCTGGTTCTTCATTTCGGTGTCCTCCGTTCCTTTTGTTGTACACATATTCGCTCTACTTGGCCTAAATAGCAAGTTATATCTGCGTCATAATGCACACAAAGATACGGGGCCAGAACTGTGTAATATACAGCGATATACGAGCAAAAGAGCCGGTCGGCTCCCTTGCTGTGTTGGAGGGTGGTTCAGATCCGAACCAGGCGAATGGCTGGAATTCTGGCTCTTTCGTTGGTCTGCCAGTCGGTGTAGTTGGCGTTGACTTCGGTAAGGCCGTCCATGCGGTAACCGTTTTTCTCAAAGGCGGCCAGGGTGGCAATCAGGCTGGAGAAGGTGCTGCTGATGGTGAACTCGTCAATGCCTTCCTGCTTGAAGGTTTCGGCGATGGGCGCTACATCCTCGTCCCAAATGACCTCTGAGAAATCAATGCGGTCGTTGCCGTTGTCCTGGCTGCGGCGGTAAGCCCAGAAGGCGGTGGCGTTGATGCCTTCGGCTCGGATGTCCTTGACGCGGTTGGCGATGGCGTTCTCAAAAGTGGTAATCTTCTTCATGGTGTGTACCTCCGTAAAATGTGTTTTCCATTTGGTAGTACACATATTCGCTCTAGTGGGCCAAAATAGCAAGTTATATCTGAGGCATAAACTACACAATGATTCCAGGAAGAAATTGTGTAGATATGAGCATCATTTTCGCTTTCCGACCAGCCCCAAAAGGTAGCCGATCAGAAAGGTGGCGATGGATAACAGTACAGTCTGAAGCGCTTCCATCACAAGACCTCCAGCCTGGGGCGTTCAAAGCTGCGGTGGATGGCCTCGATAATCCGATCCTGCTCTTCCTTGGGAATGCCCAGGGTGTCCAGGGCCTCTCTAGTGCCACAATCGGGGCAGATCAGCGTTTCACTGTCCATTCTGGAAAGGGCAGGATGGCCAGTGTATTCCTGGCCACATTTGGGGCAAATGCCTGTGTGGCGAAGCATCTCTTTCATTATCGCATACCCTCCGTGCTGTAGCGGTAGGCCTCGAAGAGTACATCCAGATCGAAGCCGAAATTGTGGTAGCCCTCAATGCAGGTCTGCAAGTAGAAGTCGCTAGGGGTGCCAAGACGGCGTTCCTCGTGCATGATGTAAACGAAAGTGTTCCGCTGCCGAACCTTACCCGTGCGGATGCCCGTGATTGGTAGGCTCAGTTCCTTCTTGTAGTAAAAGCTGGGGTAACCCTCGTAGCGATCCAAAGCCCGCTCGTCGGCGGCACTGACGGCCCACACGCCCACAGGAACCTCCGAGCCAAGCTCCGGCTCAATGGTGAGGTAAGAGCCGGTCTGGCTGCCCTTGAACATGAGCCGATAGTCCTTGATGACCGAGGTACCGATCATCCGTGCGGTGGGACACCGCATCAGCATCTGGCGAACATTGAGGTTGCTGCCGTAGGCAACATAGTAGCGTTTTTCCATTGTGAAATCCTCCTGTTATTTGGTAAAGCGAAAAGGTGCTTCTACCACCTTAAGCCCGCCGAGGCGGGTAAGGGGGCCTGTGGCTATGTCCTTCAAGCGGCGCGTTCCGTTCTAAATGCGGCATCACCGTCCAACCGCTTGGTCAAATGCTCTCTTGCGGTCTTGAACTCGTCGCCGATGAAGCCCAGGCGGAGGAGCCAGGTTCTCATTGCGTATTTGGGATTTTCGTTCTGCTGGGGCTTGGGGCTGGCGGTGCGGACTTCCTTGGCCATCTGGCTCAGTGCGAGGCAAAGCTGAATATAGCTCTTCAGCTGGCCTGCGTGGAGGCCGTTCTGCTTGCCGTCCGCAGGCTCGTCGAATTGGAAGAGGCGGAACTCGACCGTGCCCTTGGTGAAGGTGGCGTGGAGGTTAAGCATATGGTAGCGGCTGTCGTTGTAGTGCTGGCTTCTGCCGTAGGAGGCTCCGTGGCTGGTGTACCACACATCGGCAAGGTCGGCCATGGTGCTGGGCTTTTTGCGGTTGACCTGGGTAAGGAAGTTGGGGTCGACCGTGCGGCAGTAGCGGCTGACTCGGCTGGCATTAATGTTGAGGGCGGAGGTCAGAAGGCTTTCGTGGCTGGCCATGATGTTGACCAGGTTGCGGAGGGTCTGAGGGGTGTGGCCTTTGGCGCCGATGTGGATGTGAACTCCGCATCCTCTGGAGGCGTCG